GTCCTCCCACGTCCTCAACCCCAAACAAACGGCGACGTCGCCGACGAGCTCGAGGACGTCGACGGAATCAGGGACGCCGGCCGCCGATCAGGCCACCCAGGTAGGCGAGCGCGATCACGCCTACCTCGACTATCAGGATCCACGCCTGTCCGTCTGTCATGGTCGCGACGGTACATCACCACAACCTCGAGGCGCCAGGGCGTCGGGTCAGTCGACGCTGTCGGGCGATCGACGATCCGGCGCCCAGGTTGCATCGGGTACAGGCCGGCCGTAGTTGACAGCAGGCGCCGTTCCGGTAGTGGACATGTAGGGCGAGCGGTGGGACGTGATCGATCGTCGTCGCGAGGCGTCCACAGGCGCATCGTGTCGGCGCCCTTTTGAGCGCATCGACGGCGGCGCGATAGTGCGGATCCCTGTACGCCGGCTTTGCCACGATCAGCGAACGATCGGGATCCGTAGCTGTCGGATCCCGTCCGGACGGCGTGTCCAGGTCGTCGGCCCCTCGCGACGGTAGATCCTTTGATAGGCGGTGTTCGCGTTCCGACAGCATTCGAGGTGACAGCGGATCGCCGGATCCCTGTGGGCGTAGCGCGCGCGTGTTCCGTGCGGCGGTGTTACTGAGCTGGGCATGATCGCCAGACTAGTTCGGTTCAGGTTCGACAGCGACGGACCCAGTCGCGCGGCGACATTCCGGCCGCTATCCACGGCGGCGGCGCCGGCGGTTCGTCCGGCGGATCGGTTTCGTCGATCGGAAACAGTGTTGGCGCATCAACATCAGGCGTCGGCGCGGCGTCAGGGGCGCCGCCTGTGGGTTCTAATGCTTTAGGAATTGCATAGATGGGCATCGCGTGTCCCCTCTGCGCGACCTGGGCGTTCGCGCTTTTCGGCGGCCATTTTAGACGGTACATATTCGTCCGGCGCCGTGTCCAGGTTCCGTCCTTACGGCCGTGCGGCCGATCGCGCCAGACGTCGACGGCGCCTACGGCCTCGAGCTCACCGATCGCGCGGGAAACGGAACGTTCACAGCGTCCGATCGCGCGGGCGATCCCAGCGCGGGACGGCGTGATCCTGTCGTGCATCTGCTCGAGGCGCGCCAGGTAGTGAACGACACGGACAGCGGTCAGGGTCCGACAGCGACGGACGATCATGTCGACACGGCGACGGCGGTCGTCGGCGGTGTAGCGGCGGGCGATCATCGTTGCCACCTAGGCGGACCGTTGCGGTCCTGTCGATCGAGCTCGGCGCGTAGGCGGCGCCGATCGTCGGCGTCGCGGGTTCGGCGGGAGCGGTCTACCTCGCCGGCCCACAGGCCCCAGATCACGACGCCGATCAGTCCGGCGAACACGATCGTTACGACGAGCGTCTGTCCAGATGTTAGGCCGATCATCGTTCGGCCTCGAGGCGTCCGCTATATTCGGTGTTCATCGGATGACATGTCCTTTCCACAGTGTTTGTCCTTCGGTAGATCGGTCCCGGCGAACGAATGGCGCCGGGACCGATCGCGTTCGGCGGGCGGCGCCGTCCTCGAGCTCGAGGGCGGCGGCCGTACGTTTTCGGACCGGATAGTAACAGCATCGCGGTTACAGGCGCGCGTCCGGCCGTCCGTGTCAAGTGTCGGCGTCGTCCTCGGCGCGCCGGCGAGCTCGGAACGCTGAGTCCCAGACGGCGCGGGTCAGGCGGACGGTCAGGATCGCGCCGGCGGCGAGGCCGACGACGAACGCGCCGGCGGCGGCGATCGCCGACCAGTCGTCCACGGTCCGCCGTTCACACTTGACCCAGGGCGTTCAGTGTGAACGCGTCGACAGGCGCGCCGACGTCGTCCCAGCCGTCGACGGCGCCGCCGGACACGTTCACGAGGCGGCCGACGTTTCCCCAGACGAGGACGTACCGGAAAAACGTGTCCTCGTCCGGGATCCCGATACGGGTGATCCCGTTACCGACCCAGGCGGTCCCGTTTCGGTCCAGAGCGATTACTAGCATGTCGTCCCCCTCGGGGTTCGGGATCGGATCCGGTCCAGGTTCCGGCCAGGGCGTACCAGGATCGGGCGGTTCAGGCGTACCAGGATCAGGCGGATCGCCGGCGGCGACGGCGGCGCGGAACGCGTCCATATCCCAGGACGCGGCGCCGGCCGCCCAGGGCGACGGTCCGACAGGGTCGACCTTACGGCCAGGGCAGGACGGTTCGACCCATTCCCAGTGGGCGAGGACGTCGCGGCCAGGATCGAGGCCGTAGGCGTGACACAGGGCGCGGCAGGCGACGACATAGGCGTCCGTCTGGGCGGACGGCCACGGTTCGCCGGTCCCGCCGTTCGCCGCTTCGATCGCGATCCCGTAGCTATTGCCCTGATCCTTCGGGATCGTCCCTGTCGACAGCGTCCACGGTCCGCCCTTACCCTGGGTATTCGTCGCGCCGGCGGCGCCGACAGTTATCCGGCCGTCGCGCGCCAGGTACAGGGCGCCGATCGGCTGATCCCCAGACGTGTTGTCCCACATGTACGACATGTCCGACGCCGGCGACGTATTCGAGGCGGTGTGATGGGCGAACACGGCGCGGACAGCGTCGTATCCGCCGGACGATCGGGCGCGTATTTCCCAGCCAGGCCAGACGTCGACGGCCAGGCCGGCGTCGGCGAGGACGTCGGGCAGATCGAACAGCCAGACGGCGCCCATCAGGATCCGTATCCCTCGAGGTCGGCGACGCGGGACAGGATATGTCCCAGATCGTCGTCGAACATGCGGGCGCGGACGTCGGCGAGCTCGAGGACCGGACGTTCGCGGTCGCGCCGGCGGCGGGCGATCAGATTCGCGACGAGCTCGGCGACCGTGTCGTTCGGATGCCAGGCGTCCTCCGGATCGGCGTCGCCGAACGCGGTCCCGTCCTCGAGGGTCACGGCGCCGGCGGCCAGTTCGCCTGGACGACTCCCAGGATCATCGCGTCAGTTATCACGGATTCGTCCGCACCTGGGCGCGGGTGATTCGCGGCGAGCGCCGACGCGTAAGCGGCTTCGATATCGTCGGCCGACGCGACAGCCCAAAACAGGGCGGGCGGAACCTGGGCGGCGTCGCCGCCTTCGTCGGCGAAACAGGCGCGGATACGGTTCGTCAGGTCGACGTCGTCGACACATTTCGAAACGGACAGGTAGGACATAGGTGTTCCCTTCGGGTTAGATCGGTCCGACGTCTTCGACGTAGAAAATAGCGTTACGGGTGTAGGTACCGATCAGGATCAGTTCGCCGCCTGGCGACGGATTCGCCGTCGCGGCACACTTACGGGTCACGGATCCGCCTGTCGGAAAATCTTCGACCGTTTCGATCTGCGCGATAATCATCGTTCCGCTGTGATCCAGGGTTAGGGATCGGTAACTGCCAGCTATGTAGGCCGATCCGGCGGCGTTCACGATCGACAGTGTTCCGGCCGCCGTCGCGCCCAGTGTCGTGACGTTCGTGTTCCAGACGTACCGGTATCGGCGGCCGGCGACAGCGGTCCAGGTGAGCGTCATTCCGGTGACGTCGACTGTCGCGCCGTTCGCCGGAATGTTTTGATCGGCGCCAGGGCCGAACACGCGGCCGATAACACGCGGCGTCTGGGCGTCCAGGGCCAGGGCGAGGTCGCGGATCGCGTTCGCGCCGGCGGCGACAGGATCGGTCGGTTCCGGATACGGCAGGCCTAGTTTCGGCGTCGTTCCCATAGTGTCATGCTCCGTTCGATAGCGGTCCGGCGACGCCGTACAGGTCGGCCCATTCGATCCCAGTATCCCATTCATTCCAGGCCCAGGCCGGATCCAGTTCGTTCCAGGTCGCCGATTCACCCATTCCGCCCAGCGGTGTCCCGATGAGGCCCAGCGTCCAGGCGCCGTCGTACAGGTAGCGGCCGCCGTCCAGGTATAGGCCGATCGGATCGGTACCGGGCCACAGGTCGACGTCGTCGACGATCATTCCGCGGCCGATCCGGATCGTCCCGTCCAGTAGATCGAGGGCGGCGGCCATCGTGTCGCCGTCGTCCGGCGGGAACAGGCCCAGATCCCACGTCAAACCATCTAGTCGACCTTGAGGGTTGCGGGTTCGGAACAGGACACGCTGGGCGACGTCGGTCGCGTCGGCCGCCGTGACGAGCGGCGTCGTGAGGCCCAGACGGCGGACGCCGAATTCGTTTTCGAGGTCGGGATCTGACACGCGGACAGCGCGATCGGTCGGCGACGGTAGACCTTCGTCGTCCAGTGTTTGTTCGGCCCAGGTCGCGTCGACGCGGGTAATCACGTCGGACATGTCGCGGATCCAGGTCAGCGGCGCGGCGTCGATCTGACAGCCATCTAACGCCGTCCGGCCGGCCGGTCGTTCGCCGGCGATCACGATCGTAACGTATCCGTTGACGAGCTCGAGCGATTCGACCTGGGCGCGTCCGGCGACGTCTTCGATCCAGATATACGGTCCGGTCGTCGAATGCGTCGCCGACCATAGGACGCCGTCGACGCCGGCGGCGAGCTCGGCGATCAGGGCGCCGGCGGATTGGCTGTCGACGTCGCGCCAGGACACGATCAGATCAGCCAGGCCGGCGTCGATCGTCGCGGGAACGGCGACGGCGGCGAGGGACAGGATCCGTTCGACACGATCGGCGAACGGTTCAGCCAGCCAGGGTTCGTCGCCGACGTACCGGTTCTCGAGGTCGGCGAGCTGATCGACGGCGATCACATCGATCCGGACAGTTCCGGACGGATCGTCGATCGTCGCGGCCAGGTCGGATATGCGTCCGGCGAAAACGAGGACGTCGCGGACGGTTCCGCCGGCCGGCGCCATCAGGACGACGTCGTCGACGTAGGTCGGCGCGTAGTCGGCCCAGGTTCCAGGCGCGCCGGTCCACGCGTACGGCGCGGCGAGGCCGTAGGGCGCCGTCCAGGTCGCCAGGTCGGTATCGACGGATATTCCCAGCCAGTCGTCGGCGGTCGCGGTTGACGCGCGGACAGTGTCGGACAGTGTCGTCCAGGACGAGGCGTTTCCCCAGGCGACCTGGGTCTGGGCGCCGACGATCCCTGTCGGTTCGACCGTTTGCGGATCGGCGAATCCGATCCCGATCGCGCCGACGCGGGCGTTCATCGCCGGCCGGACGGCGACAGTCCACGTCCATTCGTTCGGACCCAGGCGTGGGATCGAATCCCAGCCGGCCGGATTACCGGGCGTGAACGCGGCGGGCGGGATCCGAACGACAGCGCGGGCGGTCCCTGTCCTGAGCTCGAGGGCGCGGGCGCCGGTAGCGGTAGGCGCGGCGACGATCGTCGCGGTCGCGGGCGCGACGGCGGCGACACGGTTACCGGCCGGACCTGTCGGCGACGTTTCGAATCCGCCGTCTATCGCGACGTCGATCGGGATCCCCTGGGCGATATCGCCGGCGGCGTGAACCTCGACGGGATCGCCGACACGTAACGATTCGGCGAACGCGGTCCCCCCTCGTCGATCGAGGACGGCGAACGTACAGGTCGCCGGCGTCGGTTGCTCGAACGTGTTCCCACGCCCCCAGGAAACGGCAAGCTCGGCGAGGGCGGTAGGTTCGCCGCCGATCAGTTCGGCGGCCGTGTCGGCGAAACGGACAGGCCCGATCACGGCCGGCGTGATCGCGCCGGCCGGTAGCGTCCAGGTTTCCCCTCGAGGGTCAGTGTAGGACGTTCCGGTCCCTGGGTAGTCGGCGGCGTCGAACCGGACGACACGGCCGGCCGTTTCGTACTGGACCCATTCGAGGCGCCCTTGATACGGCCAGGCGCCCAGATCCTGTCGCCAGCCGACGCCGATAGGCGACCCAGGCGCCGCAAACGGATAGCTACCGGCGGAACTGTACGGCGTTCCGAATGGGATCCAGTCTGATCCGACGCGTCGGATCGCCGTCGCCAGTAGGTGTCCGGCGACTGGTTGGGTCATTTCGACGCCGAATTCTACGGGTCCGGCGCCCAGGGCGGCCAGGTCGGCGGCCGTCGCGACGATCCCGTTTCCGTGCAGATTCGTTCCGTCGTGCGATGTTGCGATCTCCATGCTTCCGTTGTGGTCCAGATCCCACAGCCACGCCATATCGCCAGGCGTCCACAGGAATTGCGACATGATCCCTTGACCCAGGTCGCCGCCGTCGACGATCGTCGCGCGGGCGGTTAGGCGGATCGTCGGTCCGATCGGTCCAGGGTTCGGCGTCGTCGGCATTCCGACAGTCGCCGTCAGGTAGGCGGATTCGACGGTCCCACGCGTGACGATCGAGCAGGACGGCGCGGCGGTCACAGGACGCCGGCCAGTCGTCCGACGCCGCCGACACGGCGTGATCGTCCCTTGAGGATCCGTTCAATCTGTCGGGCGACGGCGTCGGGATCGAGGGCGCCGGACACGTTGATCGTTATCCCGCCGGCCGGACCGGACGAGCTCGAGGCGGCGGCGGCGGCGCGGCGGGTGGCGACGGTCGGCGACGCGTATCCGGCGACAGCGAATCCGGCCGGCGCCGGTCCAGATTTTTGCATGAAATCGCCAGGTAACCAGGACGGCAGTTTCGGGAACTTGATCCTAGATATCGCCGATATTACGCCGTCGATCGCCGATCTGATTTTGTCGATCACGCCTTTGATTTTCCCCCAGGCGACGTCGAACGGCGCGGTCAGCCAGCCGCTGATCGCGTTCCAGGAATCGCGGATCCAGTTGTAAACGGCTTTGATCGCGTTCCAGATCGAATCGCGATGGCGGATGACGACGGCGACCATCAGGCCGAACGGTCCGGTCAGGATCGTCAGCAGTAGCGGCCAATTGTTTTTGACCCAGTCGTAAACGGTTTTGATCGTCGACCAAACAGCCTTGACGGCGCCGTCGACGATCCGCCGGAACGTTTCGCATTTCATGTAGGCGATAACGAACGCGGCGCCGATCGCGATCACGATCGCGGCGATCAAAAAAATCGGGTTCGTCAGGATCGTCAGACGTAACGCCTTGAGGACGCCGTCAAAAAACAGGACAGCTTTCGACAGGCCCTGCTGGGCGGCGGCGTACAGGGTCGCGGCGCCGTCCAGCGATTCGAGGCCGACAGCGGCGACTTGCATTCCGGCGGCGAGCTCAGGAAAACCGGCCATCGCGATCGCGTCGGACATGTCGCGTAGGCCGGTCGTCGCCTTACCGGCGACGCCGCCGACGCTGTCGATCGCGCCGGACACGTCGCGAGACTGTTTCGTCGCCGTGTCGGCGGCGTCGCCGTAATCCTTGACAGCGGATTCAGCCTTTTTGAGGCCGGATACGGCGTCGCCGGTCGTCGCGGTGACGTCGATCGTCAAACGTGCTTTTCCGGCCATCAGTCGCCGTCCCGTTCGGCGAGCTCGTCGAGGACGGCGAGGGCGGTCGCGATCGTCGCGTCATCCTCGAGCGTCCAGGCGGACGGCGCGATATTGGTCGCGATTGCTAGTTCCACGATCAGCCTGTGTCGTGAACCGGTAGGGAAGGGTCGACGTCGAGCGGCGTCGGATCGATCGACAAGCAACGGGCGGAAAAGTCGTCGTACGTGACGTCCTTCGGGATCTGCGATTCACGCTGTAGGGCGTGCCAGGCTAGAAACGTCATCCATTCGATCTGGGCGGATTGCGGGTCCGGCCAGTTTTTACGGCGGGCGGTCCGTTCGTATATCAGCATGTCCCAATTGTTCGCCTGGGCGGCGAGCTCGGCGCCGTCGTCCATGAGGACGGATAGGTATGGGGCGATCATGCGAACTTTTCCGGGCACGGTTTCAGACTTTCCGTTCGATCAGGGCTTGTACGTTGCGGGCGTAGGCGTCCAGGATCCGCGACCGTTCGGCGTCGACGGCGCCGTACAGGAACGGCGTCGGGCGGATCCCACGGCGAGGGACGCCGAAATGGACAGGCGCGGCGTAGTCGACGCCGGTCCCGACAGTCGCCGTCGATCCGGACCGGCGGCCGCTGATCGATCGCGACAGGGCGCCGGTATCGGTCGGCGCGAGGCGGCGAGCTCGAGCGACGAGCAGGGTTACCGTGTCGCCGGCGGCTTGATCTAGATGGGCGAGGCCGGCGGCGATCCCGTCGATCGACGAGGCGAGCGCGGCCGATCCTGTTTCGGTGACTGGCATCGTGTCACGTCGACGTCAGGGCGAGGTCGGCGGCCGGCGCGCCGGCGGTCAGGACAGGGTCGCCGACGATCGACCACGCGAAATCGGACGTCATGTTCGCCTTGGGTTCGTCGGATCCGAACATGAGCGGATCGAGGATCACGGATCCGGTACAGGTCGTCCCAGCGGCGGTCGACGGTTCGAACGTGAACGGGACCGTTTCGCCTTTGTGTTCCCATGAGAAAAACAGGATGCCGGCGGCGTCGGCGACGTCTTGGAACATTTCGCCGTTCAGCGTCGCGCCGTAGATCACGGATCCGCCGACCGTTTCGCCGCACAGGACCACGATGTCTTCGTCTTTGTTTTTTTCCCATTCGACACGGCAGGAAATGATCTGGCAGGAAACGTCGATCGGCGATCCGACAGTTCCCAGGGTCAGCGTTCCGGGTCCGAACTTTGTCACCTTAGCAACCATAAGAAATACTCCGATCAGTTTGCGAGGCCGGCGGCCTCGAGGGTAGGCGGACACAGTGTCCGGACGTCGACGTCGACGTCCGCTGTCATCGTCACGGCGTGGACGGTCGGTCCGCCGACATCGATCACGGTCGGGACGGCCAGCGTCGCGGATCCGACGAGCTCGAGGGCGACCCAGGCGGCGGCCTCGAGGTCGTCCAGCGCGGCCAGCTGGGCGGGTTCGGCGCCGTCGACGGCGATAATCACGGATACCTCGGCGACGATCGTTCGCGGGTCGGCCGGCCGTAGACCGAACGCGGCGGACAGCCAGACGGCCGGTAGGGCGAGCTCGTCGGGCGGATAGGCGTGGACGCTACCGGCCGGTAACCCTACGGCGGCGACGCCGTCGACGAGGGCGGCGACGACAGCGGAACGGACGCCGTCCAGCCCTTTCACGCGATCCCCCAGACGTGACGATCCGGCGACAGCAGGGATTCGTACCGTTCGAGGACGTCTGTCGGGATCCTGGGCGCCGTCGCCGTCGCCGTTGCCCAGGTTCCGGTCGTATCGGATTCGCGATCCTTGAACCTGTAGATATCGACGGCGACGCCGATCGCGGCGCGCCACAGGCGACGCGGGTACGGCGGGACCGGTAGGACGATCGGACCGTCTGGGTCCGGGAAATATCCCAGACGGTCGTCGATCATTTCACAGGCCGCCGTCGTGCATTCCGTGACGTATGGCGCGTCAGGGTGCTGATCGTTCAGGCGTAGTCGGGCGAGGACGTCAGCAGGCAGGCAGTACGGCGAGGCCATCGCCGTTACTTATCGGCCGTCCTCGAGCGGCCGGCGACGGCGGCGGACTTGACGATTGCCTCTGGGAGGAACAGGCCAGGCGCGCCCATTCCCCAGATCGCGACGTCTGTCCCCAGCTTGTTTACGTCCTCGGACGTTGCCAGGAACGGTCCCTCCTCGAGCCAGGCGGCGGCCTCCTCGTTCGTGACGATCACTGTCCCAGGCGGCGCCGTAGGCGCTTCGACGATCGTCAGGCCGGACACGGAAATCTCGAGGTTCGACGCCTGGGCGGTACCGGACACGTTCGACGTTCCGTACTGGGCCACGGCCAGGTCGGCGTTCGATCCCCAGTCCAGGAACACGTCGGACGACACGAGGACGACGGACGCCGGCGCGCCGGTCACGGTCCGGATATGCGCGGAGGCGCCGAACAGGAACGCGCGGATCGCGTCGGCGGTCGCGCCGATCGGGACGAACACGAGCGAATGTCCGGCGCCGGCGACGAGGGCGTCCACGAACGCGTTTTCGGTCGTGATCCCGTAGGCGATCTGCAGGATCCGGTCATACAGGGCCATGTAGGACGGCGACGAGCGACGCTGTAGCTGATACGACACGTCGGATCCGCCGGCGTACGTTTTGAGGGTCGCCTGTCCACGCTTGAACGACACGAGCACGGAAACAATCTCTGTTTTTTCGAGCGCTTGTTCGCCGACGATCGTCGTCAGGTCGCCGTCGTAGTACGGCCAGTGGACGTCCATTCCGGACGTGCCAGGCGAACGCGGTCCGCCCAGCGCGGCGATCGACGGCCGGCCACGGTCGACGATCCCGAACACGTCGGTCAGCCAGCCAGGCGGAACGACACCGGGGTTATCGGTCGTGATCTGATTCACCCAGACTCGGACAGCGGTCCGATATGCGCCGTAGGCGTCGGCGAACTGTCGCGACAGCAGGGCGGCTTCGTCGCGGCCGGCCGAACGAACGGCGGAATGCAGTTCGTCGAACGAGGCGAAACGGGCGAGCGGCGACGCCGACTGTCCGACAGCGCGGGTCAATCCGAAACGGGCGACAGCGGTCCGGACGAGCTCAGCTACCTCGGCGCGGCTAATCGTGTCCGGATCCGGATCGTCTGGGTCCGGATCGTCTGGGTCGATCGGTGGGATATCTGGGTCGGTCGCCGATCGGGCGGCGCCGACAGCGCCGGCGAACGCGCCGGACGACGGCGGCCAGCAGATCGCGACGCCGGTCAGGATCCCAGGATCGGTCGCGGTCCGGACGATCGCGCCGCCGGCGTCGGCGCCGCCGGTCACGTCGGCTTCGATCGACACGTGTACGGCGCCCAGTGTGCGGGCGAGGGCGTAGGCGTCGCGGCCGGCCGTCGAATCGGCGAGCGACAGGACGCCGTACAGGCCGTCCGGCCGATCCTCGAGGGCGGTCGCGCGGCCGATCAGCGCGCCACGTTCGACGCCGTGCGGCGTCGGGCGATGTCCGTCGAACACGGCGACGAGGTCGGACGGCGACAGCGAACCTGTCGTCCACGATTCGTCGTAGAACGTGCGGCCGTCGTCGGACACGCGGGCCACCTCGCCCCACGGAACGAGGCAGACGGCGAGCGTACGGGCGTCATCGTCGGCGGATTCGACGGCGGCGCGTCGAACGATCCCGACATGCGCGGGACGGGTGAGCGTCGACGTCGAACGAGCGACGCGGCGGCGGGCGGTATCTGACATTTCGTTTCCCCTTACTGGGCGGTATTGAGTAGCGGCGGATCGGCGAACATCGAGGAAGGCGCGCCGGCGCCGTCTGGCAGGACGGCGCCGGCGACAGGTAGCGGCGGAAAACCCTCGCGTTCGCGAACCTCGGACGGAAGGATCCAGCCGCCGGCGACGCCGACAGCGTAAGCATTCCATCTCGCCTCGAGGTCGGTACGCAAGAGCTCGGCCGTGTCGAAACGTACCTCGGTCCCGTACGGCGTCAGGTCGCCGAACGCGGCTTCGATCCGTGTCAGATATTGACCCAGGCCGACCTTAAGCCATTTCGAAAATTCGGCTTCGGTCGTCGCGTACGTCAGCGAATCGCCGGCGGCGACGTTGACCAGTGACGGCATGACGCCGAACGCGCGGGCTATTTCGGTGTTCGCGACGGCGATCGATTCGACGAGCTGGGATTCGACGGCGGACGATCCGATCGACGCTAACTGTCCGTCGCGGTCGATCACGGCGGGTTCGTGTTTGCGCGCCCAGGCGGACAGTACCTGATCCTTTAGTTCACGCGTCTGGGTCGGGTTCAGTGATTGTTTGACGAGGACGGCGATCGACGGGAATCCGGCCTCCCAAAACGATCCGGCCATGTCGTACAGGGCGGCCAGGTAGTCGACGGCGCGGGAACAATCGTTCAGCGGCGCCGATCCCAGCGACCCAGCCTGGGTGACGCGCCACGGTACCCAGATCGCGCCGGTCCCTGGCTCGAGCTTTTGTCCGTCGTGATAGACGGCGACGAGGCGGCCGGACGAATCCATTTCCCCCATAGCGCGCGACGCGTCGACGACACGGACGGCGGCCGGATAGTCGTTCGCGTAATGGGCGGACGGGATAAGCCAGACGTGTCCCCAGCCTGTCAGGTTGTTGACGAGGCGATGCATAGTCAGCCATCGCGGTTCGAACGGATCCGGACGAATCACGATCGATGGCTGATCCGCTCGAGGCGTGTTCCCTTTGTATGCGATCAGCGGTAGCTGTCCGACAGTGTTCGCGATCAGATCGCGACACGCGACGACGATCGGCAGTTCGAACGGCGTCAATGACGCGGACGTGTCACGCGACGCGACGGCGGCCGATATCAGACGTTCCAGGGCGTTCGTCGCGTCGGCCGCCGATCGGGCGAGGCGGCGACGTTCGAACACGTTTCGGATCCTGATGTGACAGCGTCGCGCATGTCAAGCCAGGCGGCGTCGTGTTCGCCTGTACGGCGCGGACAGGGTCGGTCCGGTACGACGAGGGCGGAACCTATTTCGTCATGACGAAATAGCGGTTAGGCGACGGACGGCGCGCGGCCGGCGCCGGCGCGGTGTACCCAGGCGGCGAGCGTCGCGCCGATCAGGGCGCCGGCGCCGTCCTGTCGCCTGTCGAATACCCAGGATCCGCCGACGCGGCGACGGCGGGCGGCGCGGATCGCGGCGTCCAGTAGCGGATCGGCGCCGTGCGCGACGTCGCCGGCCAGGATCCTGTCGTATAGGTGTCCGGCGGCGGCGGCGTGTTCGCGGGTGTTCAGCGCGACAGTCGACGTCGCCAGGTCGGCGAGCTCGAGGGCGAGGGCGCCGGCCGGTCCGCCGGCGTCATAGGCGACGGCGGCGGGCGCCCAGCGGTCGACGAGCTCGGCGAGGCGAGGGATCAGCCACGATCCATGCGGGCGGTGTTCCAGGAGCTCGAGGTCTATTCGTCCGCCGGCGCCGGCGGCGGCGGCGACGATCACGGCGGTTGCCCTGTCCTCGTCTAGTTCGACGCCGAACACGAGGCCGGCGGCGAGCTCGAGCTGATCGGGCGGGACAGCGGCGGCGGTCCAGGCGTCGACGAGCGTTGAGTCCTCGAGCGCGTCCGGCCACAGGCCCAGGTATTCACAGGCCCAGGCGTCCGGCTTCATTACGGCGCGGTCGGCGACGATCGCGGCCGTCAGGACATGGAACCCGATCCCTGGGTGGGCGGCCTCGAGCGTCGCCGGATCGTCTGGGTCGGCGCCGTCGGGCGCGGAATATTCGACGTAACAGATCGGCGAGTCCGGATCGTCGATCGACGCGCGGCCCAGGTCGCGCCATTTCGCGAGCCAGGCCGACGAGGCGGTTCCGGCGTTCGACACGATCCAGGCTTGACCACCCAGGCCGGTCGCCTGGGTCGGGAACGCGGCGGCCTCGAGCTCGTCGCCGGCGTCGCCTGAGAATTCGCGGGCTTCGTCGACGAACGCGACGTCCGCACTAAACGAGCGGATCGCGTCAGGGTTCGGCGGCAGCAGACGGAACGTCGATCGGTTGTGTCGCCAGGTGATCGCTTCGGATCCGTTCGATCGGCGTAAGTGAACATGTCGCGGATACAGGACAGAATCTTCGAGCCAGGCTGACCAGTCGTCGCGCCATAAGGCGGCGGCCGTTTCGCGCCGGTGCGAGGCGTAAAACGCTTTTCCGCCACGGCGGCGGCGGGTCACGGTCAGGGCGTAGGCGAGGACGGCCAGCGTTTTTCCGGCGCGACGCGGGACGATAACGACGACGTACTTATATCGGAACGTTCCGTCCGGGCGTAGTTCGCCGGCGACGTCCGCGAGGTCGCGTTGCCAGGGAATCATCGGGCGGCCTAGTAGGGCGGCGGTCGCGGCGACGTCGCCGCCGATCGTCGGCCGGTCAGGACGGCGAGGCGTCGCGTAGGCCGGCGTACAGCGCGTCAAGGTCGTCGGCATCGTTCATATCCGGTCGGGCGATCAGGCGGTCCAGGACGGCCAGATGGCGGGCGATCAGGACGCCACGCGTGTAGCGGGATTCGTCAGGGTCGGAACAGGCGCCGTCTAGCTGATCGGCGGACACGCGGGCGAGGGCGACCCAGGCGGCGTCGACGTCCTCGAGGCGGCCGGCGGCGCGTAGACGTTCGACGGTCGCGTCCAGGCCGGCGCGGGCGCGGCGTGTCTTGTACGGGCGGCCGAACAGGCGTCCCTGGGCGGCGTCGGTCATCGCGGCGTCCAGGTGAAAACGAGAAACTTACTGTGTGAGCGTCGCGCGCGTTTGGGTTCGGCGATGTTGTGTCCGCCGATCCCGGCGCCGGCGGCGTGGACAATTTCGTCGTGCAGTACGAGGCCGGCGGCGTTCAGGTGAGCGACGATCAGGTACGACCAGGAATGAAATCGGGAGGCGTCGACGAAATCCATACATTTCACGACGAGGAATCCGGCGGCGGGTTCGGTGATTCGGGCGGCCTCGTCGGCGCCGGCGAGGATCATCGCCAGTAGTTCGGGGCCCGTTCGTTTCGTTAGGCCGAAACGGTCGCGGAACGCGTCGGCGTTCGGTGACGTCGACGTTCCGCTGTGCGGGATATACGGCGGGTCATAACAGACCGTGTCGAACGCGCCGTCCGGATAGGGCAGGGCGGTGAAATCTGACGTACTGATCTCGAGGCCGTCCGGCCGGTGACGTTTCCACCATCCACCGGCGCCGTATGTCAGGTCGACTATCCGCCGGCCGTCGCGGAAATAGACGTTGCGTAGATCGTGGACGGCGTCGGCGTTCGTTCCGTGCTGGACGGACGACGGTAACGGTCCGGCGTACTTGTCGCGGACGAGCTCAGGGAACAGGGACAGGATCGCGTACCGTCCGGCGGCCGGCGCGCCGGTCGAGCTCGGCGACGCGCGGCCGGTCATCGCCGGCGCCGTTCGTATGCGGCGACTGCGGCGCGGGCGTCGGCTAGTTCGGCCGGCGACGACGGTCCGGCCTCGAGCTCGAGCTCGAGGGCGCGGCGGATCCAGGCGCCGTCCGCGTCGGCCGGTAGGGCGGCGGCGTACAGGCGGGCGGCGCCGGCCTCGAGGGCGATCGGCGGCGTTCGGTCCGGATCGGCGGTCATCGGCGCGAGTGTAACAACATCGGCGGGGTTCGGTCAGGTTTGGGGGAGAGATTCGGCGGAC